TTATTTGGTTGGATTGAGTGGTTTTTCTTTTCTGATGTAATGTTGAGTGGTACGTGCAGAAGTATGGCCAAGTTGTTTTCTTGCTCGTTCATCATCAATCATTAATGAAAGGTCTGTTGCTGCTTTCGCGCGAAGATCTCTCAATTGCACTTGGTTGATCTCTTCGGCTAGCTCTTTATATTTTCTTGATGCCGCATTACGGGTGTCTTTGAAATAATCTGTAAGTGATCTCCGCTCGAGTTTTCGCCCCCATTTATTAGTAAACAGAAACTGATTTTCTTCAGTGATCCGCTTGTCGATAATCTCTTTTAGTTTACCTATAACTTTAATCGCAACACGTTTACCTGTTTTTTGCTGTGTAATATGCAGTAAATCGTTGTAGATGTGTGAACTATGGATTTTTACCACGTCTATTGGACGTTGTCCGGTTAAATACATCACATCCATAATGTCCTTCATATCACCTGTGGCGCAGTCGTAGATTTTATCCAAGATATAATCTTCAATGTACACATCACGGTAATTCACTTTGAATTTTTTAACCCCTGTTGATGGGCTGATCTTTTCAGTGTAACCCCATTCTCTTGCCATGCTCCAAATGTGGCCAAATAACCCAACTTCGATATTTGCGGTTGGTTTAACGTCTTTTCTCCAATCTAAATATTCACGAATGTGTATAGGCTCTATTTCATCAAGGGTAAATGGTGGATCTTGGAAGTATTGGCGTAATTTCTTTATTGCCTGAATGTTTGAATTTCGAGTGTTCTTCGCTTTTTTAAGCGGTACAACTTCTTTTTCATATCGCTCAAGCACTTCAATAAAAAGGATATTATCTTTTTTCGTCAGATACTGCATATTCAGCTTTGCAGCTTCCAGAATAGCAATGTGCTTATCTTTACCTAAAGCAACTTCTTTTTTATCAGCCATCGTGTAGTAGTAATAAACCACGATTGAGCCATCCGCTCTTTTTCGATTCCGACACACTAAACCTTGTGGCAATCCTTGATTAATTCGTTTTCTTGGACGTGCCATAATATCCCCCTTACTAACTTAATACTGCAGACCGCCTTCTTTCCTTTGTTTGTGTAATCGGCTGCACTTTCTCACCTTTCAAAATTTTGTCACCATCAGATCGTAACACAAGCGGGAATTTTCTATTTCCTTTTGGATGCAGAAAAGGAATTCCGAATTCATTTAAGCTTTTCATCTGATATTTAGGACAAACATATCCAGTTATTAACGCTAATAATTCTGGACTGCAGTATTCATCAAAAAATTCTCTTCCCATATTTACTCCCATAAAAAACCGTCCTTTCGGACGGCTGCAGTTAATTGATATTTTGTGTATAGACTGTTTGGCAAATATGGCCGTCATAGTCTTTATTTAAATCTAAGTTGTAAGCGCTCCATAACAACGCTACCGCTAAAATAATTCTGAACATAATTTGTCCTTTTTCGTGAATTTTGGGTGTAACAATCCGCCACACGGTAAAGTGCGGTTGGATTTTTCGTTGTTTTATAGAATTTCTAACTGAAAACCCGTTTTTTTAGGGTTGTAGGCTCTAAGATATTTTAATACGCGCCAGTTATTGCCTTGCTCGCATTTAAATTGTTCCGTAATACGATTCAACACGTTATGTGCCTGACGGAGAGTGCTTCGATATTCGTAAGCAATATCATGAGCCGGTGCGGCATAATATGAGCCAATTTGTTTTAGTGATGGGTGAAGCACTTCGCAAAGTTCTGTGCCACGCAATAAAGCAAACCACGCCCAAACAAGCTGTTGGAGTTCATACTCAGTAAATTCAAAGGTGAATTTCTTTTCAGGCTCAGGTAGTGCAAGTTGTTGTGGTTGATTGCGGTGCATTGCTAAAAACGCACGCAACACAACCAAGTGAAATTTAGGACTAATCCACGTTGCGTAGGCAAGCACTAATTCTTCGCAAGCGTAAGTTCCACGTAACCCACGACCACCAGTAGTTTTAAAGATCAGATCTGTGCTTTTAACTTCTTTTTGAATTTCTGAAATTAGATCTTGAGTTGTATCTAAACGAATAAATAAAGACGGTCTATGCTTTTCAGCGCCACCGCTTGCTTTATGAAGATCGTTTAATGAAAAAAGACTTTCGTGAGTACGAATTGATGTATTAAGAATTGCTAAGTTTGACATTTTTATGCCCTATGTGATTTAAGTTAAGAAATCCGATCATTAAGTAGGTGATCGGGGTTCAACTTACCACACATAGTTGGCGGAGCTTATTCAGATGTGTTGTATATCGCTCTCTCGCCCCGATCTTCGAAAGGTACATTTCTGTACTTTTTCTAAATCTGCAGATCTGCAGATTTAAATTTTAGGCATAAAAAAACCGCTATGCTGTCGGGTGCGGATAACCGCTATGTGTAAGTAAGTGCGGTTATCTTATCCGTTGATGGCGGTTTTTGTCAAATTAAATTGTAAAAGTTTTCATTACAAGCTGTTTATAGGCTTCAACAGCATAAGCAAAGCGATTATTATCGTCCAGATTAACGGTAACCTTAAATAATCCGTCATCAAAATCTATAAAGCGCAAGATGAGGATATTTTGTTTTAATGTAAATTCAATACGAATAAATACGCTTCGTTTTGGATAGGTATTTGGGGATCTTTCAAGGGTGAGGGAAATGCCAGCTTCGGCTATTGGGTCACCTTGTTCATCAAAAGTTATTGGTAATTCCATTACATGAATGTGTTGATGTTCGTCACTGTCTAATTCTAGCAATTTGACATAAGGTACAGTAGCGGAAACTTCGTTAATCGTTGTGTTGTAATATTTATCACTTAGCCCTAAGTTTTGGCTTATTGCTTGGCAAAATTCGCTGATAAGTTGACGCAAATTATTACGGCGTTTGTTGAGTTCGTCATTATACTTTTGTTGTTGCTCGCAGAGTTGTTGGTAGGTGATCATGGAGTTCTCCTGTGAATTTTAGGTATAAAAAAAGCCGTCAAAAGACAGCTTGGAATTGGGATTATCTTAATCCTAAGTTGTAGCGGTGTCAATATATAGCAATCTTAACTAATTATTTATCATTCCGTTTTACTCAATCATACCTTTCATAAAATCAATCCATTTTTGAACATCTTCTTTAGTTCTGAAACATTGGCCATTTCTTTTCATATCAGCAAACAAGTCAGTATAAAAAGAACAATAACTTACTTCCACAGTGCTTATGTAATAAAATTCATCACCAATATCAGGTTGAAACGGCTTAGGTAAATCTTCAATGCTAATCTTTGGTTCTTCCCACATCCCGATTATGTCTTCATCATTATGATTATTGTCCAGATTATACGCCCCGCCTAATGTCCAACTTGCACAGGTATCGGATAAAAAACCATAGGTATCAAATGTCATACCTCTTAGTTTATAACCTACTTCTTCTCCATCAGAAAGTTTATATTTGTCAGGCACTCTATAAAAGACTATTCCTTTTTTTCCATCACGTAAAAGTACTGGTTCGCCTGCTAATGCTTTTTCTAAATTAAATTCTTTCATTTTCTTTCTCCTAAAACAAAAGGCGCTCACTTGTAACGCCTATTGGGTTTGTTAAATATTGACTCACCACGGCTTGCAAATGTCAGGCACTTCAATAACCATAATTTGCTCTGGTTTTATTCTTTTGTACTTAATCCAATATTTGACGATTTCCAATGCTTCTCCCTCGCTGACCGTTTCCCTAGTCTCTCTAACCATTCCCCACTCATGTCCAAATTGGCACTCAATGACAACGTATCTTTTGCCATTTGATACTTGTAAGTCCTGTCTAAACATCTTTTACTCCACGAGAGATAAGCCATATTTTCAAATTAAAAAAGAAAGTATCCTCAGATAACTTTCTTTTTGTGTGCCTATCAAAAATAATAAGGGCATAAAGAATGATTAGATCGGCAATCATCATATTTAATACGGTTTCCATATTGATCAACTATCATTTATTTTTTATTACCGCTCACTTACCTTGTAAAGCAAGAAATTCACTTTGTTTAATTTCGATTAGGTATTCTGGGATTTCTGGGAATTTATCACCACCAAAACCATCTGATTTTTCTGGTATTGAAACGATAAAGTGGTCACCAGCAACACCACATAAAGACACATAGCCAGTGCGTGCGCCAAGCACCCAGCAAGTAAGCTTTAATTTTCGCAACATAAAATCATTAAAGCTTGGGTATTGATTTAAGATATCTCTAACGCTTTGGATCTTAGCGTTAAATGCCTTGCCAGCCTTTGTTCTTCCGTTACCAGTTATGACAACCTTCTCATTTTCAACCATTTCGAATTTATAGGTCTTATTCTCTTTGATTTTGGCATATTCAGGATTGTCTAAACTGCAAGCAATGCCAAATATATTACGCTCGCTGCCTCTCCAGCATTCATAAAATGGGATTGTGTAAAAAATAGCATCAAGTTTTTCATCTCTGATCTCTCTATCTTTCCGCCATTGCTCATCTAATGATTTAATAGGTTCAACGTCTAATTTACATTTAAAATATCTAAAATTTGGTTTCATTTTTTTACTCCCCAAAAGTGCGGTCGTTTTTTTACTTAGCGGTCATGACATCAACAACGGGTAATTCATTAACCGAACCGCCAGATTGGATTGAGTGAATAATTCGTTCCGGTGTTTCTTTTACAAAGATAGTGCCATCTTCAAATTGAATAGCTGTGTCATTTTCATCTTTAGTGATAGTTTGAATTTGTTCTACATTGATGAAAATATCTGATTCATCTGTATTAGTTAGTTTGATAAATTTAGCCATGTGGTTCTCCTACATTTGTGCTGCTCGATTTAATCGGGCCATTGTTTGTTGGTGGATATAAATTTGAGTTTCAAATTCACGAAGTGCGGTCAATTTTGGAATTAATTTTTCGTCATTGATTAATGCGTGGTAGCCATCAATCAGACTTTGAATGCGTTTTTTACCGATACCTTTGCAGTGTTGATATTTCTCTAATCCAACTAGTCGCATATCGGCAAAATCATTACAGCCATTTTTACGAAGGATCGTCCAAGTTGCTTTATCTGAGTAAGCTGTTGGATCTATTTCACGTAATGCGGCCATTCCTTCTTCACGCAACGCTTTAATCTCAAATGGGGTTTTAAGCGTTGTTTCCACTTTCTTCCAGGTTAAAAGTTTCTTGATGTAATCATCTGTAAACTCTTTTTTTTCTGGTGATGCAATAAGGAAAGGGGAGAGCACATGCTCTTCGTTTACATCGTTTAAAATGGCATTGATATTGTCATTGACGTAATCTGTCATCTCAGGTGCAGTGAATGCAAATTGGTTAGCAAGAGATTGATATTCAAATTTTATGTAACCTCTTCCAAGTTGATCACGGCAAATAACACCGAAAACAAACGACCATGGACGGGATTTGTTATACATCAGTTCAAAATCTTGTTCAGTGGCCGTTGTTCTGTCTTGTGGAATATTATTTTTTATCCATTCAGTGCCGTCGTTTCCTAATCCAATAACGGAAAGCACAAGAGAGTTGCGACATATTCTGTCGCTCTGCCGTTTGATATTGGCATTTTTATCGTGCTTTTTACGCGGTTTTTTACTTGTCGCCATAGTTTAAAATCTCAGTTAAGTGTTTAAATTGGGCAAGATATGCTGATTCAGCTTGATGTGGTTGCCAAAAAACAATTGTTATATTTGCCGGAGAGACACCGTCCAATTGTGGCCACTCTACAGATGCCGGTGGAAGTAACTGTTCTTTTTCCGTTGCAAGCATAGATAAATCCATAGATTTAATTGCTGGCAATTTTTTATACTCAACATTAAAACGCTGATGGATTGCTAAATTAAAGCGATCTTCAATATTGCGATAAGGCTCACTTAGCAAATGTTTGAGTGGAGTAGGAATATCTTTCAAGTATGCTTCTGCTGCATCGTGCAGTAGGAAAAGAAATGCAAGCTCAGGCAATCCCATTTCTTCAAAAACATAGCTACCAAGTACACAATGCTGAGCTACGCTATAAGGTTCAGCAGTTTGACCAATAAAGCGGTTTTCAAAGCTAAGGTTATGCGCAATATCACGAATATCAATTTCGTTAGGATCAGGCTTGATGTAATCAATGGTATGGCCATAATAGGTATTAATGCGGTACATAGATTTTTCTCGTTTTAAGTTTTACTTCTTCTTGGTGCATCTTTTGGCACCATTCCGCACGGCTTATGCACCAGTGCTTATTTATCTCTTTTCCGGTTAGCTTTGATGCTTTTTTCCAAAGCACATAAGCGGATAAATAATTTTTCTTGCGCTCTTCTTTGGCGGCAAGTTCGCTGTTGGTTTTAAAAGGTAGTTTCATTTCTATTCCTTATTAATTTCAGCTTGTTTAATAGATACGTAAGCACGTGCTTGTTTTTCACCTTCTTCGGTTAAATTCTTTTGATACTCACCGTTTTCAGCAATCCACTGTACTCTCGCTCTTTCACGTTCTAGTGCAGGGTTAGTGTATTCTTTTGCATCTGCCGCTAATGCGGTGAGAATAACCATTGCGGCAACAATGATTGAACAAACTGTTGCAACACCGTAGGCGGTATTTTTAATAAATCTTGCGAATTGATTTTGTTTCATGAGTAGATCCTTGTAGTGATGGTGGAATTAGGTAAAAAAATCCCGCAGTGCAAATAAGCTATAAATGGCAACTGCGGGTAATTGACTAAAGAAGAACATATTGTTATGTGCTGTTTCCAGCTAGAGCCGCTCTCACACCACTTGAACAAAGTGTAAAATTAGTGATGTTTCTACTTGAAAGCGGCTTTAGCTGGTGGCTCCAAAGAACCATTAATGTGCCTTTCTTTATGCTTGCAAGGCTCAAGCCCTTATTGTCACCACAACACATAAGGAATATAATTTTCACAGCCACAACACAAAATAAGGAGAAAACTGTGAAAAAAATTGAAGCTGACGCAGTAGCTATTGCAATGGCTAGAGATATATTAAGAACTAACTCTTCTCAATTTTTGAGAGATATTAATGAGTACACAGCAATGGATATTGCTAAATTTATTTCTAGACTATCTACAGAGCTACAAACATCTATGGATGGAAATCTTACTAGCGACGATGTATTTATTGCCCATAAAGGTCAATAAATGTAAAAGCTCGACATAGCGCTTTAGCAATATTATCTGGTGGCAGATTTGTATTTTTAGCCGCACTTTCTAATACAGCCTGTTTGATTAGTCTTTTATCTTTATCAGATAGGCTTTTTTCTTTTTCTTCTTCCATATTTAAACCTCTTTTATTGATTGACATTTCAAAGCGAACTTACCAAATTCTGATCTAGCTATCCTTAAATTGGTAATCTGCAGTTTACCCAGACCTTTGATGGAACATTTAATAAATTCGCTTTGAAATGGCGCCCTATACAAGATTCTAACTTGTAACCTATCGCTTAGAAGGCGATTGCTCTATACGATTGAGCTAATAGGGCATAACCGATCCGTGGGCTTGTTACCATTTCCCCGACCGAACTCGTATCCTCTAAGGGATTGCTTAAAGATATAAACAGCGCTGCCATTGACCTGCCAACCACATCATTTCGGTTAAACACGCAGTACAGTTTTCTGCTCTGGGGTTACTCGGCTTAAACAGCCGATAATTTATATCCCGCACGAGACCAAGTTTTTAAAGAGCATCGAGATATTTGTTTATGTGTATCTCGTTTTGATGAGTTTATGATATAAGATATCTTATATTCAGTAAAGTAATTTCTTATAGGAGCTTATATAAAATCTATAAATATTCTTATATTTAATTGATTTTTAAAGAAATAAATTTTCAAGAAATGTGTTTGTTTGCTTATTTTTTAATCAGTGAATGTTGTGATTTGAGATTCTGATCACGGAATACGTTAATTTTTTTAAGTAGAATGACCGCACTTTATTTATCAAGTGTCAGCAAATGCATGTGTTTGTTGTTGGTGGAAATTATGAATAAATTCATTGTTATAGATATTGAAACTGCAAATCCTGATTTGCTCTCAATTTGTCAGGTAGGGATAGTATTTTTTGAGAATGGTGAAGTTGTCACAAAATGGGAAACGTTGATTAACCCTCGAGATTATTTTGATCCTATAAATGTTTCAATTCACGGTATCACAGCAAGAGATGTGAGAGACGCACCAATTCTTAGCGATATTGTTCCAATTATTAAAGAATTTTTTAGCACTAATATTATTTGTTCCTATGGAGCTTTTGATAAAGCGGCAATGAAAAAGATATTTCCTAATCTGCCAAATCAATGGTTAGATATTATGCGGGTAGTAAGACGATGCTGGAGTGATAAATTTGCAGAAAAGGGCTATGGATTGGCAAAAGTCTCAAAACATTTAAAAATCAAACAAGAAAATCATCATAATGCACTAGATGATGCCATTGTTGCTGGTGGAATATTGAATAAAGCTTTGCTCGAAAGTGGGAAATCGCTAGATTACTGGTTGGATAGGGTGGAAAAACCTATTCACGTAGAGTATGACGAAAATGGGCACATTTTACCTAAAATAAAACGTCATGGTGATCCAAATGGGCCTTTATATGGCGAAGTGGTAGTGTTTACAGGTGAATTATCTATACCAAGACAGGATGCAGCTAAAAAAGCCGCTTCTGTTGGTTGTGATGTGGTGGATGGCGTTTCTAAGAAGGTAACATTACTTATTAAAGGAATTCAAGACAAGAGCCGATTAGCCGGCAAGGAATTAAGTAATAAGGAAATAAAGGCGCAAGAGCTAATTTCTAAAGGCCATAATATAAGAATTCTATCAGAAAATGACTTTCTGGAATTAGTCAATGAAACCTAACAAAAAAACCGCCACGAGGGCGGTTTATCTATTTATTCATATCATAGCTAAATGTAGGAACTTCAAATATCTCATTTAGACTATATGCAGTGTTTTTCGTTGTGTCTAATATAATGGAATTTATAGCTCCTTGAATATATTTAGTAAAGTATTTTTTGTTGTCATTTACTAAATTCTTAAATTCATTTATTTCTTTAATTCCTGCGTCATTTGTATTAAACCCCAAATCAAGCCGGCATTCTAAGAAGAATGCCTCCTTGCTAGATAGTTTAAATTTCAATGGGATGATCGCTAAATTATTATCCTTAATATTACTTAGTTTTGGTTGAGAATAGCCCAGTTCAAGATCAATTACATTGAGTTCTTCTCTTAGTTCTCCTTCGTATTGTTTGAAGGAAAGCTCTCTGATCACATATTTTATGTATGATATTTTTTTCTCAATTTGCATAACTTACCTCCACTATTTTAGAATTAATGCGTGCAGCAGTGGTATTGCTATCAAAATCATTTGCCTTAGTGGCCGTTATAGTTAATTGTTGTTCCATATATCTGTATGTTGTAGGAATTTCCCGCTCGCAGGCAGCGACTTGATGACTAATGGCATCAGTTACAAAAGCATTTAGATTTATTCCTTGTTTCGCTGCCATAATTACAGCTTTCTTGTGCAATTCAGGCGGAATTCTTACATTAAATTTACCAGCGAAAGAACGAGTCGCATCAATACCATTTTCTTGACACATTTCCAAATAATCATCAACTGCATCCTCAAACTCTTTTTTTAAGTCTCTTAATGTTTCCGCTTCATAGGTTATCAGCGCGTTAATAAATAGAATTTTACCGAAGAGAATGCCATCTTCAATGGATGCTTCAACGCTTCCGATGAAATCTTTATATTCAAAAGTTTGTGACATAACGTTTAACCTTATCCTAGTGATAATTCATCAAGAGCATCTTTCACCTGCTCAATAACATATCTTTTTAATTCATTTCCTGGGTGTGGGCGATGGAGGCTTATTGGGTAGCTCAAGTCAGGGTGAATAAACTTAACCCTTGAACCATTACCTTGTTTTGGCTCAAACCCAATAGAACATAAAAGAACCTTTAGCTCTTCCCAGGTGAAGTCCTTTGGCGGAGGTTCTTTTTTTAACTTTTGTAATAATTTGTCAGTGTTTGACATTTGTAACTACCTTTTAGTGGCACTAAGTATAACATTAATAGATAACATATAGTCAATAAAAACTTTAATTATAAATAAGTTATTTATTGTCAATATTTACAATCGAAAATTAACCCATTGACAATAAATAGAAAATCTCCCAACCACTCAGCCGCTACAACAACACCGAGTACCAAAACACCTTACCGATTACAGATACTTCGTTGAGATCGGCTATCTCGTCGTCGTACTCGTCAGTGTTATAGCTACGGATCTTTATTTGATTGTTTGGCATATTGTAGAGTAGTTTTATGCGCAACAATCCACCGTGATTGATTGCGTAAATTTTGCCGTCTCGGATTGTCTTATTGCCCAAATCAATTCCAACAGTTGTTCCGTCCGGAATAACAGGTTCCATAGAGTTACCGTCTGCTACCACGCATACCGCATTTTCATACTGCACGCCTTGCCGTCTTAATGTGGCACGCGAAAAGCGCAGTTTGAAGTTGTTGTAATCCATAATGTCATCAGCAAAACCATTTCCGGCAGCTAATCGGATTTCTTGGAAAAGCGGAACTTCTACCTCGTCATCGTTTAACGGAGTATTGCGATCCCACAAATCAAATGAACCTGTCTCGGCTACGTTTGATTCTATTTTAGTCTGCACCATTTCACCCGTGCCATTTAAGAGCCATTCCGGCGAAATTTTCAAAGCCTTGGCTATTTGCAATCCATTTCTAGGGCTTTTTGTAACGCCGTTCAAAATATTACTGATCGTTACTTGTGATGTTCCGGCTAATGCGGCTAATTCAACTTGGTTTTTCCCCATTTTTTCCATTGCAAACTGCAATCTTTCAGAAAGTGTATTCATAAAACCCTCCTTAATCGCCCGATCCTATAAATAAACTTATATAAAATCAAATAAGAAATCCTTTACAAAATATAATGTATCTTATATTATGTATAAGAATTTTAATTAAAGGTGAACTATGAAGAACGAGGCAATCGAAAAAGCAATTTCAATTTGCGGTTCTCAGGTAAAGCTAAGTCAAGAATGCGGAGTTTCTCAGGTTTCTGTCAGCTTTTGGCTTAATGGTGGCGGTATTAACGCTAAGTATATCCCGCGAATCGTTAAGGCTACAAAAGGCAAGGTTACTGAAAAGCAGATTTTACATTCCTTAGCAAATTTAACTGATAACTAATTTACTTATATTGGCGCAAAAGAAAACCATAAAAATAAGGCAAAAATTATGGCAATGAAACAAACCATTATAGAGATGATTGAACAGATACCCGGTGGTAAAAGTGCGGTAGCTGGATTCTTAGGATTTACTGAAAGTGAATTGAATAATCGTCTTTATCAAACAAAGGGCCAACGGTTCAAAAATGAAGAGTTAATCGCTATTCAGCTTGAATATGGTTGCACACAATTTATTGAAGAATTATGCCGTGCCGCTGGTGGACGTTTTGTACCAGATACCTGTGCGGATGATTTAGATGCAGTAGAAATGGCAAATATTCAATTACATGAGTTATCAGCTCGTGGATTGTTATTTGAAGCATTAGAAAGCGCGCTTGCTGATGGTGAGATCACCAGTAGTGAAGAAGATTTGATCCGCAAGTTATTAAATAAACATTTATCTGCAACACAACATTCTATTGAGTGTGTGATTTCACTTAATAAACGGCAATAAAAAACCACGGCGGCCACCGTGGTTAATTACACTCACAAGGAGTTCACAAGATGAATGAATTATTACCGATTAATGATAAAAATGCAAGTGCATTAACAATGAGCAGTCGAGAAATAACAAAACTTGTTAATTCTAGACATAGTGACGTGTGTAAAAGCATTGAAACACTTATTTCAAAAGGTGTGATTGGGGGGTATCAGCCGAAACCGTACACCCACCCACAGAATGGTCAAATCTACTATGAGTATTTTTTGAATAAGCGCGACACTTATATTTTAGTTGCTCAGTTTTCACCGGAATTTACAGCGGCAGTTATTGACCGTTGGCAAGAGTTAGAAAACCAACAAAATCCGACCGCACTTTTACCGCAAAATTATCTTCAAGCCTTAGAGCAGTTGGTGGCATCAGAGAAAGAGAAACAAGCTTTAGCGTTAGAGAATAAAGCGATGAAACCTAAAGCGGACTTTGTGGATCTTTACGTTGATATTGGCACAACAAAATCATTACGCGAAACGGCAAAAATCTTAAATATGCCAGAGAAAGCGATGATAGCAGCACTAGAGCGAGATAAAGCGTTATATCGTCAATCAGGCAATCTTATTCCATATTCAGACAAACAAAGTCGTGGTTTATTTACTGTAAAAACTGGTACAGCAGAGCACGGTCACAACTTTACACAAACTCGCGTGACATCGAAAGGTATTCAATGGATCGCACAACGTTACGCTTCGGAGTTAATGCTATGAGCAAATTTATCCCTAATTCTTTTCAGATCCCTAATGCTTTTGTAGATGAAGTGATGTTTGCCCTTTCTGGTAACGCTGTAAAAGCCTATTTGTTGGTGGCTCGTAAAACGACTGGTTGGCAGAAAGAGAGTGATTTTATTTCTATTGAACAATTCAAACAATTCACTGGCATTAACCGAAATAAAACTATCTATGAAATCCTTAAAGAGCTTGAAGAAGTTGGTTTGATTCGTACTGTTAAAACAGCTGGAAGAACGACTGAATTCTATTTAGTGAAAGACCTTCCTAACGTTGAAAATAAACCAGTGGCGAAAAGTGCTACCAGTGGCGAAAAACGCCACCAGTTACAAAAAGCGCCACCAGTGGCGAAAAGTGCTACCAGTGGCGAAAAACGCCACCAGTTACAAAAAGCGCCACCAGTGGCGAAAAGTGCCATGACACCAGTGGCGAAAAACGCCACCGCCACCCCTGGCGAAAAACGCCACCCTACAAAAACAAATAATAAAACAAATATAAATAACCCCCCTATAGTCCCCCCAGCTGAGCAAGTTGTGTTGGATTATTTGAACATGGCATTGGCAAATCTTGCTGAAGAGCAAGGCGAACGTAAACCAACAGGCTACAAGCTCACTGACAAAACAAAACAAGCGATTGGTGCTCGATTGGCTGAATTCGATTTGGATGTGTGTAAACGTGTGGTGGATTATCTCGTGTCGAAATGGGGCCGTGATCCGAAAATGGTTGAGTATCTCCGACCAAGTACGATTTTCCGTCCAACAAACTTCGGAGAGTATGTTGTTGGCTCAGAACGTTGGGATAACAAGGGCAGACCAGAAATGCGAGACGGTGCTTGGGTGATGGCTGATGGCACGATGTTAAAACCAAAAGGCAGCGCACCAAACCCAGCAAGCAAAAGCACCGATTGGGCAAAGGGCAGACAAATTCAAATTCGTAATCCGCAAGTGGCGGAAAAACTACGCAAAATGGGGATGTTGAAATGAACGTGGCAATCAGACAAGAAAATTGCGTTTCAGGGGTTGATTTAAATACTCATGTTTCAGAATTAGTGAATCAGTTATTCAATCGCTTGTGTGCTTACTGCAACCGTTGGCGCTATAACTACCCAACAGACGAAGCATTGGAAGAAGCGAAGTTTATTTGGATTGAAGAGTTAGTGAACCATGATGTTTTATCTGTGGATATGTTAGAGCGTGGATTAGCAAGAGTTCGTGCAGCAAGAAATGATTATTTTCCAAACCTGTTTGATTTCATCGAGTGGTGCAAAATTCCGATGGATTTACCGTCAGAAGAAGAATTAGCACAGCGTTTAGCCAGTTTTCAACGTTATGGCATGGCTGATGTAGATAAATTTAAATTCAATTCTACCGTGGAATATTGGTTGATCACTGATTTGTATTGTCGTTGTCGCAGATACACTTGGTCGGTAGAGCAGTTACGCAAAGAAATTAAACAGGCCTTACGCAATATGGCTGATCGTTTAAAAAATGGTGAAGTGTTACCGGAGCCAACAAAACAATTACCATCGCAAGCTACATCAATGCCAGTTTCAAAAACACGCCAAGCAGAGATTATTGCAAGCATTAAAGGATCGTTGCGGGGGCATTAATGCAAGTATTGTTGTTGACACCATATGAACAATCAGACCTTGGTTTAATGATGTTTAGAATTCCGCGCAATGCTGCACAAGTAATGACGAAGAGAATGGTGTTAATGCCAGAGCCTACTGAATTACAACATAAGGAATCTGGTGTAGTTAATTGGCAAGGGGCTATTAGTGAAGAATTTCCACCGTTGGTGGTGGATTTCTTAAGAAATAAGGAAGTGCGGTCAAAATTACTTACAAAAAAAGCGTTGATGAATTTTGTGGCCAGTATTAAGCATTGTCAGTTGAGCGATGGTGAATACTGTCATAAAGAATTAACAATCACTCCGCACTTAAACGGTTTTATCAGAACTTGTTGGCACCACGATACAGAAATGCGCAAGGGAAACTATGATGCAGAAAAAGCAAAGTTGGTGGTGGAACAAAATATAGAGCAAGCAATCATTGCAAAAATCCAATTAGATTTAAAACATGCTCGCCCTTTAACAGAATCAGATTTAGTGCTGTATTGTTTTAAGAATGGACTCCAACGTTTATTAGGTGATGCGTTATTAAGAAAGGTCTTTAGTGTTAAAAATTACGAACGAGACAATAAAGAAAGTTCTACTCGCTTTGAAGATCCTCTTATTTATCACATGGACCGTTTAGATAAAGCCATTTTAAATTTAAAAGCTGATGATGATCCGCCACTTCAATATATGGCAAGACCAAAGCCACAATATATCCGTTCTGAAAAATGGTTACGTTGGGTAAAAACTCAGCCTTGTGTGTGCTGTGGTAAACAAGCAGATGATCCACATCATTTAATTGGTCATGGTAATGGTGTGATGGGAAGTAAAGCAGATGATTTGGATTGTGTTCCGCTTTGCAGAATTCATCACAATGAATTACATCAAAACGTAAAAGCATTTGAAGAAAAGTATGGTTCACAAATAGAGCTTTGGCATAAGTTCTTTTTATACTCCATCAAGATTGGTGCATTAGTGATTGATTAATGGTTTAACAATCAAAAGTGCGGTCTTTTTTAAAGTGAGATTTATATGACAACGATAACACTTGAACTACCATTTCCACCTTCTGTTAATACCTATTGGCGCAGAGTAAATGGGAAAACATTAATTAGCGCTAAAGGACGCACTTATGCTGCACAGGTTGCGTGGATGACTAGACGCTCAGCAAGATTTCCAGCGGGTATTCGTGCTGCAGTAGTGGTGGAAGCATTTATGCCGGATAGAAGAATGCGTGATTTGGATAATCTTTTTAAATCATTATTAGACGCGTTAGTGAAAGCGGGCGTGTTGGTGGACGATAGTGTTATTGATGATTTGCGAATTGTACGCAAATGTGTAGTAAAGGGTGGAAAGGTTTTAGTGTCGATTAAGGAGATAGTATGTTAGATATTGATGTAATTGTTGTTGAGTTCGGTTATTGGGCAACACCAAGACATGAGACAGAATTTCCACGTGTTGCCGCTGGATTTGCAGAAATGAAATGTGAAGCACGTTATGCTCATAAATATCGCATTAATTCTATCTCTGATGACCTTGGTTTAAAAATTGATGGCTACCTTGGCATTATACGCAAGCTAACACCTGAGCTTTATGATGTGTTTGTGTTGACCTACATTAAGCGCTGGGAAAAGCAAGAAATATTGGCTTATCTACGGATTTCAAAAGCGGAATATTTCAACCGACTAAAAACTGTAAAGACATCTTTAATGCTAATGATTGTGAGTGGTGGGAGCGAGTGTATTTGGGTTGTTTAAAATATTTAAATTATTTTTAATAAAACCGCTTGACAGTCTAGACTAAATGTGTATCATATAAGCTATAGTGCGTTTTTTGCACGTTACAAACGCAGAATTGATTTTTAAACCCCTGATGGTTCTCCATCGGGGGTTTTTTATTGCCAAAAATATGGTGGGTATAAATGCAAATTCTCAAAGACATGCCTGTAGAGTCTCAGGCTTATGGTTGGCTAACTGCTTTATTCGGAGCTTTGACTCTGTCTGAATGGTCTATTTTAATTGGTGTTCTTGTCACTATATGCGGTTATATACGTGAATCTCGTTATAAAAAACGAATGTTAGAACTCGAAGAAATTCGAGCGGGCGTTCGTGACAAAAACGGTGAAATGATACAGGGTGATAAAGATGTCAAAACTCAAAAAAGCTAGCGCTTTTGGTATTTGTTTAGTTAGTGTAATTGTTGGATTGGTATATGACTCTGAAGATCGTTCATCTGGAATTATAATTTCCGAGAATGGTGCACGCGAAACTGGTGATGAAGAAGGTTGTAGAACTAATCCGTATCAATGTGCAGCAAAAGAGTGGACATTTGGTATCGGAGCGGCTACTACTGGTGGAGCTAATGTGATTATTGGTAAAACTTATACCAATGAAGAAATCGCAGATCAGTATGCAAAAGATTTGCGCAAGGTTAGTAAGTGCATTATTGATTACTATCCATACAATGAAATGAATCAAAATCAAATAGATGCTTTGGGTTCATTAATTTTTAACATTGGGTGTCAAGGTTCTCGGTTCTACCTAGATAGAGAGAGTGGTCGTTTTAAAAAGACTCAGCTTTATAAAGCTGCAATTGATAAAGATTTTATTCGCATGTGTAATACTTTCCCTAATTATTCCAGGGTGAATGGTAAAGTGCATAAATCTATATTAAAGCGAAGATTAAGGGAACGTGATTTATGTTTATCTCCAGTCAATAAAGTATAGTTGTTATGTGCATGGTTAGCCGGTGCGGTTATGGGAGCTATTAAATCAGATGGCGAAAGCGTAAACAAAAGAGCCTAAACCGCACCGCTATTTATTATGGGGGTTAACATGATTGGTATCGGGCAATATATCAGTAACGGATTCACAAAGGTTTTATTGGTGTGCTCCGTTGTTTCTGCGTTTGTAATTCTTGCATTGTGTGGATGGATTAATCATCAGTCAGCAACTATTGATGGGTTGAATGGAAAGATAAAAACACACCAAGAAACAATTGCTGCACAAAGTCAAACGATCACTCGATTAGAAGAAGATGCTGAGCGAAATAGACAGCTCACATTTGAGCTAAGTCAGGTGGAGTCAGATGCAAGGAGTAAATCAGATGCAGTTATCAAATCTATACCGAAACAAATTAAAGCTAGCAGTGCTTTTAATACTAGTGCTCCTAGCAATGTTATTGAGTTCTTGCGCCAGTAAACCTGTTGTAGTGAGTTGTTCTCAATTACCTGCAGCGTTGACCGCTCATTTAGATAAGACGGTATTTGCTGGTGATACTTATGGTGATGTGACAAAGTACGCGGTAATCTTAAAACGCGAACGTGATATGTGCTTAAACCGTATTGATAAAATTCGGGAGTGGCAAACAGAGAAGTTAAGTAAATAAAAGGTGAGTGACAATACTCGCCTTTTTTTCTTTTGGTGGGAACTATGCCAGCAAGAATACCTAAAGCATGTAGAAAGCAAGGCTGTAAGAATACAACAATCAACAGTAATGGTTATTGTGATGAACATCAAGGTTGTGGTTGGCAAAGACATCAGAAAGGAAAGACATCGTCTCAGCGTGGTTATGGTTCTCAATGGCGAAAGATAAGATCTGTTGTGTTAGTGCGAGATAGCCATCTGTGCCAAGAATGTTTAAAGCAAGGGCGATTTGTAACAGCTACAACTGTTGATCATATAATCCCTAAGGCTCACGGTGGCAGTGATGAGTTAACTAATCTACAAAGTTTATGTAATTCATGCCATAAATTCAAAACAGCGCGAGAACGCTTGAAATAGTGTTTAAAGTGCGGTTGTTTTTGTAAGGGTAGGGGGGTGGTAAAATCTCTATAGGTTTTGCCTATCGAAACCGCCCACCTAACTCAATTTTTACAACCGCGAAATTAAGATTTTAAAGGTAAGCCAAAATGACAGGAAAAGCACTCGTTTCAGGTAGGGGGCGAAAGCCTAAGCCGACAGCAGTGAAAGAGCGTCAAGGCAATCCTGGTAAGCGAAAATTAAATAAAGATGAACCGCAGTTTAGCGAATTTGATGAGCATACACCGCCGCCAGATGACCTAGACGAGAATGGCAAAACAATGTGGGTCTTTGTGTTAAAAGAGTTGATCCCACAAAAAGTATTACTCAAAACAGATTTGCAGACTGTTGCAAATTACTGCATTGCTTACCAAAACAGAAAGCAAGCTAATCGTGATATTGAGAAATTCGGTAGCGTAATTGAATCAGATGCAGGTATTAAACGAAATCCGGCTTTCACCACGCTAAAGGAAGCGATGGCTGATATGGCTAAGTTTGGCTCATTGCTTGGCTTAGATCCAAGTAGTCGCACTCGATTAGTGGGAAATGCCGATAATAAAATCGAGAATCCATTCGCGGAGTTAATGCAATGACAGATAATGTAAAAAAGGCAATTAAGTATGCCAAAGATGTTATTGCTGGCAAAATTCCCGCATGCCGATTTATTGTAAAAACCTGTCAGCAGTTCATTGATGATTTAGAAAATCAAAGTGCGGTTAAATTTCCTTATTATTTTGATGAAGTTAAGGCCGAAAAAGCGTGCAAATTCATTCAATATCTGCCACACACAAAAGGCGAGTGGGCATCAAAACGACAAAATATCACGCTTGAACCGTGGCAACTCTTCATTATGGCAAATACTTTCGGGTGGTTGCGTAAAAGCGACAATCTGCGTCGTTACCGTGAAGTTTATGTTGAAGTACCCCGCAAAAACGGTAAATCAGCTATTTCTGCCGGTGTCGGCTTGTATATGTTCTGCATGGATAATGAGTTTGGCGCTGAAGTTTATTCAGGCGCGACCACAGAAAAACAAGCATGGGAAGTTTTCCGTCCTGCTCGATTGATGTGTAAGAAAACCGATCTTCTTTGCTCGACTTTTGGTATTGAAGTTAATGCCTCTAACTTAAACCGTCCTGCTGATGGTTCTCGTTTTGAACCGCTTATTGGTTCACCTGGTGATGGTGCATCACCTAGTTGTGCGATAGTGGACGAATACCATGAGCATAAGAATGATGAGCTATATACCACAATGTTGACTGGTATGGGGGCGCGTAAACAACCGCTTATGTTTATCATTACGACTGCAGGTTATAACATCGAAGGTCCTTGTTACGACAAACGCAGAGAAGTAATTGAAAAATTATCCGGTGCAATTCCTAATGACGAGCTATTTGGGATCATCTATACAATTGATGAAGATGATGATTGGACAGATGAAAGCGTATTACGTAAAGCAAATCCAAACTTTGATGTGTCAGTGTATGGTGACTACCTAATTAGTCAGCAAAACAAAGCAATTAATAATGCACGTCTAACCAATACTTTCAAGACTAAACACTTGAATGTATGGGTGTCTGCGAAAGAAAGCTATTTCAACATGGTGAGCTGGGAAAACTGCAAGGATGAAACATTATCACTTGAAGATTTCCAAGGTGATGATGTTGTGCTTGGCCTTGATATGGCGCGTAAGCTTGATATGAACTCGCTTGTTAAAGTTTTTGCGCGGGTTATTGATGGTAAGCGGCATTATTATTGTATTGCTCCAGAATTCTTCGTTCCGGAAGATACTATCTATAACACTGATACCGCTTTAAAACGAGTGGTGGACAAATATCAAAAATGGGTAAACAGTGGGCATTTAACTGCAACAGATGGTGCGGAAGTTGATTATCGAGAAATCGAAGAAGTCATCAAAGATACCAATCAAGAGCATAGAGTTTCCTGTGTTGCAATTGACCCGCATGGAGCGATAGCAATCAGCCATAACTTAGCCGATGAAGGGCTTAATCCTATAACCATTACACAAAATTACACTAATTTATCCGACCCAATGAAAGAATTGGAAGCGGCAATTGAATCAGGTCGTTTCCATCATGACGGGAATCCAATTATGACGTGGTGTATTGGTAACGTGGTTGGCAAGACGGTTCCAGGGAATGATGATGTTGTGCGCCCAATTAAAGAAATTCCTGAAAACAAAATAGACGGAGCGGTGGCGTTAATGATGGCAATAGGTCGCATTATGTTGAGCACTGATGATGAAAGCTTTTTCCCAAATGAGGTATTAGAACTATGAGAACTGTCATTTTAGATCTTTTAGGTCTAACAGGCTTTGGCTTGATGTCTTATGGAGTGTATCTCAAATATGGGGCAGATATTGCATTAATTGGCAGTGGGGCATTATTACTGCTTTTAACTATTTTGGCATCGAGAGGTAAACAATGATTTTTGATAAATTATTTAGCACTCGTTCACTTGAGAATCCAGCGGTGCCATTAAGTGCTGAATCAGCTTACGAAGAAATATTCGGAATGCAGCCGACTAAATCGGTTAGTCCTGATTTGGCGATGAAGTTATCTGCTGTTTATGCTTGTGTTTACGTGTTGTCGAGTTCGGTCGCACAATTACCACTGCACGTGAAGTGTAAGAGCGGTGATAAAGTAGAAACAGTAAAAGATCATCCAGCATATTACCTTCTACATGATAGCCCTAACGCTTGGCAGACGTCTTATAAATTGCGCGAATATGCACAAAGTTCTGTTTTGTTGTACGGAAATGCTTATATCCATATTGTTCGTAATAAAAACGGTGAAGTTGTCTCGCTTGAATCATTAGAGCCGTGGAAAGTGCAGTTGCTTAAAAACGGAAGTCGCTATGTTTACGCTTACTACGGTGACGATAAGACAATGAGCCTATCTCCAGATGATGTTTTACACATCAAGTCACTCGGGCCATCAATAAAAACAGGTAAATCAGTCATCCAAACTCATGCTGAGACGATTGGCTTAGGGTTGGACGCTCGAAAATTTGCGAGCGGGTTCTTCGGTGGAAATGCTCGTCCTGCAGGTATTCTTTCGGTTAAGACGCCACTGAATAGCAACGCGTGGGAAAATTTTAAAAAGATGTGGCAAACCGCACAAGAAAAGCTGAGAAGCGAAGAAAATAAAACAATATTACTTCCTGCTGAGCTTGATTATAAGGCTTTGACCGTGTCACCAGTCGATACCGAGCTTCTTTCGATGATGAAACTTAATCGTTCAGAGATTGCCGGTATTTTTAATGTTCCAGCACACATGATCAATGATTTGGAGAAAGCGACATTTTCCAACATCTCCGAACAGACAATCCAGTTTATTCGATTCAGCGTGATGCCATGGGTGGTGAATTGGGAGCAAGAATTAAACCGAAAAATCTTTACTGAAGCAGAGCGTAAAGCGGGTTACTTCGTGAAGTTTAATCTTGCTGGGATTATGCGCGGTACTGCAGGTGAGCGAGCAACGTTCTACCATGCGGCTATCACTGATGGTTGGATGTCGCGAAATGAAGCTCGTCAGCTTGAAGATATGAATCCGGTTGAAGGACTGGATGAAATGTTGGTTAGCGTGAATGCGGCAAAACAAGCAAATAATAAACAAACGGAGAACACAAATGAGTGATGTAGAAAAACGCTCCTACGCAGGCGAAGTGCGAGCGGAAAGCCGAGATGATGAGCCTACGCACATTATCGGTTATGGTTCCGTGTTCAATACTATGTCTGAAGTAATGTGGGGTTTTCGCGAAATCATTATGCCAGGTGCATTTGATGATGTACTTGAAGATGATGTGCGCGGGTTGTTTAATCACGACCCGAATTTCATTCTAGGGAGAAGCAAGGCTGGTACGTTGAGTCTATCAGTCGATGAAACAGGTCTTAAATACGACATTATCGCACCAGATAATCCAACTATTCGTGATTTAGTTATTGCACCGCTAAAACGTGGTGATATTACTCAATCATCCTTTGCGTTTAAGATCGCACGTAATGGAGATGAATGGTATGAAAATGATGATGGTGTAATCATCCGTGAGATTCATAAAATTTCACGCCTTTATGATGTCAGTCCTGTGACTTATCCAGCTTACCAAGAAGCAAGCAGTACAGCTCGCTCACTTGAAGCGTGGAAAGAAGCTCGAGACTCAGGAACAATTGCTAAAGCGGTATCACAAAAAGCCGCACGTGAGCGATTCTTAAGCTTAATTAACGCTAAATAAAAGTAATTTTTATCAATACGAGCCGCAATAATGCGGCTTTTTTCATTTAAAGAAAGAGGAAAAATCATGGCTAAATTACATGAACTTCAAGAAAAACGTCGTAATATCGCGGCTCAAATGCGTCAATTGAATGATGAAATTGGCGAAAAAACATGGACTGAAGAACAACGCACTAAGTGGGATTCAATGAAATCCGAGTTAGGCGGTGTTGAATCACAAATTGAGCGCGAAGAATCATTACGATCAACCGATGCTTTATTTGTTGAAGAGCAACGTCAAATTGAAACTGAATCAAAACCAGTTATTGATGTAGAAGTTAAACGTTCCCAAGCATTTAATTCGTTCTTACGTCGCGGCTTAGGCGAATTAAGTCAAGAAGAACGTCAAGTGATGGCGGAACTTCGCGCACAAGCGGCAGGCACGGACAATAAAGGTGGTTACACCGTACCTAAAGAAATGCAGGCTCGTATTGCTGAACAAATGAAAGCTTTTGGTGGTATCGCGAGCGTTGCTCAAATTCTTAACACTGCAGACGGTCGCGTTATTACTTGGGCGACAGCAAACGGCACCGCTGAAGAAGGTGAATTAATTGGCGAAAATGCGGCAGCAACTGAATTAGATACTGAATTTGGCACAGCTGAGCTTGGTGCGAAAAAACTCTCATCAAAAATTATCCGCGTATCAAACGAATTGTTACAAGATTCAGGTGTGGATATCGAAGAGTATTTATCTCGTCGAATTGCAGAACGTATTGGTCGTGCAGAAGCTAAATATCTTATCCAAGGTACTGGCGTTGGCTCACCTGCTCAACCTAAAGGCTTACAAACTGCAGTTACTGGTGTAACCCAAGCAGCAGCTGCTGCAGTAGCATGGCAAGATTTTAACGCATTGATCCACTCAGTAGATCCTGCCTATCGCAATGTTGGCAATACTCGCCTTGCTTTCAACGACAATACGTTAAAAACGTTGAAAGAAATGGTGGATGGACAAAAACGTCCATTATGGTTGCCTGATGTGGCTGGCGTAGCACCTGCAACCATCTTAGGTCATCAATATGTGATTGACCAAGGCATCGAAGATATTGGTTCAGGTAAGAAATTTGCTTACTTTGGTGATTTCAGTCGTTTCATCATTCGTCGCGTGTCAGGTATGACATTACGTCGCTTAGTGGAACGTTACGCAGAGTTCGACCAAGTAGGTTTCTTAGCGTTCCATCGCTTTGACTGCGTACTCGAAGATGTGTCAGCAATTAAAGCATTAACAGGTAAATAGTTAAAAGTGCGGTCAGAAATGGCCGCATTTTTTATTTGGGGGATGAATGGAAATCACACTAGGCGAAATTAAGTTGCAATGTCGTATTGATAACGATGAGGAAGATGATTTGTTGTCTGCCTATTTAGTTGCAGCGAAGGCGATGGTTGAAAACCACACGAATAGAGTGCTTTTTAATACATTGTCCGAAGAAAAACCAATTAATGCACAAGAAATCACTGGCGATTTGAAAATAGCTATATTAATGCTGATCGCTTACCTATATGAAAACCGTGGTGGATGGAACGAAGGGCAAGGTATAACAAACTTTGATTTACCTCCAACTGTTAAAGCCATCATTGATCGTTATCGCTTTATAGATGTATAGGTGATTAAGATGAACATAGGAAAGCTACGTCACAGAATTATTTTGTTAAAGCAGGTTAATGAAGTGAATGATTACGGTGCAAGTACTCAAACCTGGAAGAGAGTAGCTACTGTTTGGGCTGATGTTAGACCATTATCCGGTCGAGAGTATTTTTCAGCCAAGCAAGTACAGTCTGAAGTTACCACTCAAATATGGCTACGTCATATAGAAGGCATTAAACCCACAATGAAGGTTAAGTTTGGGAAAAGAGAATTTGAAATTCTTTCCGTGCTTAATACTCAAGAGCGTGGCGTGTCTTTACAGCTTATGTGTAAGGAGACAGGTAATGTCTAATTTGTCTGTAAACATCAAAGGTTTAAAAGAGCTTGGTCAAGCAATGAACTCGCTTGAGCGCAAAGTCAGAAATAGCATTGGCGTGAAGGCAATGAGAAAAGGTGGTGCGGTTATTAGAAATCAAGCAAGAGCAAATGCTCCTGTTTTAGAACACAGTGTATCACATCGTAAGCGAGGAACCTTGAAAAAGGCTATTTCTGCTAGGACCAAAATTGGTGAAAACGGTTCTGTAACCACAAAAATTTTTGTCCGGAAGCTTAAAATTAGCAAGATTACAGCTTTTAAAAGTAATGGCCAAAATAGTTCGGCTAACCCAGACGATCCTTACTATTGGAGATTTGTGGAATTTGGCACATCTAAAATGCCAGCCAAACCGTTTTTACGCCCAGCTTTCACTGCAAAGAAAGAACAAGCAAGCCGTGAAATCATCATGACATTACGAGATGAAATCTTGCGAGGTGGGCGTAAATGATCCAAAAAAAACTCTTTAGTGCTCTAAATCCACTTGTGTCAGGTCGTTGTTTTTATGGTTTGATTCCTGAAACAAATAGTACCTATCCAGTCATCGTATATCAATTCCCAACAATATCACCAAATTCAGCGTTAGAAGATGGAGATTTGGATGATTTCACGGTGCAGATTGATGTTTATAGCAAAAATCCTGATGACATTTTCGCTCTGCGAAAGGCTATTTTTACCGCACTTGAAACGGCATTTGATTATGCCGAGAGAGAAAGTGATTTCAGTGACTACGAACCCGATACAAAATTACATCGTCGGGTAATAACTTATCAAATTGCTTATGGAGAATAAAACATGGCAGCAAAAACCACACCGTTCCAAAAAACACGGTTTTATATTGGCACATCCGAAGATGTCGGTAAGAAAATTACAGCTTGTGCTGTAACACCAAATGCAACAATTACTGTCCCATCAAGCGGATTCAAAACTGGTGATTGTGTCTTAGTTACCGGCTTGGGTGCACTAGATGGATATTATCCAGTTAAATCTGTTGCGGCAGATGTAATCACATTGGCCGATGAAGTTGATTGGTCAGCGTATGATCAACCAACAGTATTTACTGATGCTAAAGCGGCATTAGTGAAATGGTCAAATAATTTCTGTGAGCTCCGAAATTTAGAGCGTAGCGAAGATACATTGACCGAAGAAGATGTGACTACCATGTGTGATGATGGCAAAGCCACCGAAGCAGGTGAGTTTGAGTACGGTGAGACTCAGATGAAGTTCTTTACTGCGCCAACATCCGAAATGCAAAAATTATGCCGTAAAAAATTCTTTTCGAAATCGAAGTTCCCTTTCCGTTTAGTTTTCCCAAATGATCAAGGCACGATGTATGGCACTGGTTATTTCAAATCTGGCAATGGTTACTCCGGTGAAACTATGGGTAAATTTGAAAGCGGTGCGACTATTAAGCATACAAAACAGGAGTACCATTTACCTGTAGCTTAATAATAAAAAAAAGCCAAGAGTGATCGGCTCTTGGCTTTAATTATTTGATTAACCTTTAATGCAGGAGAAGTTTACCTGCGAGTAAATTTTAACCATAAAATAGGGTAAATACAATGGATTTGAGAAACAAATTGTTGAAGCATAAACCTAAAGTAACCGAAATTGAAATTCTTGGCGAAAAGTACTATGTAAGAGCATTAAGTGTCGGTGATGTGAACCGTGGATTGTTTGGCCAGCACAAACTATTGTGTGATATTGCAAAAGCACAAGGTATTGAGCTTGATTATGATGATCCTGATGAATTAGGCAAGCAATTAGGAAAAGTTTACGATCCATATCGTTTAGCTCGAAATCTAGCCCTCCGCTTATGTGACAAAGATGGTAATCTATTGTTTGACTTTGAAAATGAAGATGATTTGAAAGCATTATCAAGCCTAGATAATGAAGTTTCCGAAGAATTAAGTCGAGCATTGATGGGCGATGAACCAAAAAACTTAATGACCGACGCAAGTTCCAAATAACTTTATCGCTTGCGTTGGGCAAAACGTTAGAAGAAATCGAACAAATGCCTGAAAAACATCTTCAGGAATATATGCTGTTTTATCAAGAGCAGCCATTTGGTTTGTGGAGAGATGATTATCGCACAGCACAGATTGCTCATTTGTTAGCGTTAATTCATAAAGATCCAAAACAGAAAGCCACAACATTGAACGATTTAATGCCATTTTTCAATGAAAATAAGGCATCAGAAGATAAAGAAGATGATGGCGTAGAGTCTTATTTGTTAAATCGTTGATTATTTAGTAAAAAAGTTGAAAAAATTAGCTACTCCCTATTGATTAAAATGAATGTATTTTGTACAGTATAGGTAAGTAAATAAGGAGGGGTTATGTTTAAAGATGAAATTAAACTTATCCATTGGTTGGGTAAAGAGGCTATTGCGTTTTTAGCTTTATTCTTTGTATTACCTATCATTTTTATCTTGGCTGTAACAGGCATAACCTTGAAAATTTTACTCGGTGTTTCTCTGGCTTACATTACCTTTTTTATTTTTGCAAAAGTTGCTATGTTTTTCTTTATGAAGAAAACTGAAAATGAAGTGCTACAGCAAATTGAAAAAGAAAACGAAGTTAAGTACGTCATCATTAAATAAATAGTTAGTGTTTGTATAGAAAGCTCGCAATATGCGGGCTTTTTTTTATTTCTGGAGAAAATATGTCATCACTCGGTAGTTTGTATATTGGGTTAAGTCTCGATACAGTCCAATTTCAGAATGGATTGAGTAAGTCGGAGTATCAGACCCGAAAATTTACTAGACAATTTGAAGCTAATTTTTCTCGCGCTCAAGAAAAAGCACGTCAGTTCTCAGAACGCACTACACAATATTTAAATAATATTGAGAAAGCCGCCAATAACATCAATTCGACAACAAAATGGAGTTTTCGCCTTGATAATTTAGGTAGAGCGCAAGATTTGTCAAAGCAAGCTATTGCAATGATGGATAGCTACACTGAGTTACAGAACCGTATTAGACTGGTGACTCATAGTCAGACAGAAATGGCTCAGGCTACAGAAAGCGTGTTTGATATATCATCTCGAACCAATCAAGCTGTTGGCGCAACCGCTCAAATCTATCAACGTTTTGCAAAAAATGCTGATACTTTAAATATTAGTCAGCAAAAAGTCGTAGAACTAACAGAAACTGTATCAAAAGCAGTCGCTTTATCAGGTGCCGCACAAGCGTCATCAGAAGCGGCATTAATGCAGTTCGGTCAAGCTTTGGCTAGTGGCGAGTTGCGCGGCGCTGAACTTAATTCTGTAATGGAACAAACACCGGCTTTAGCACAAGCTATTGCAGATGGTTTAGGTGTTAGCGTTGGCGCACTTAAAGATATGGGTAAAAATGGTGAGTTATCTATCAACAAAGTGATAACTGCACTTGAAAAAGCAAAATCATCTGTGGATAGTGATTTCGAGAAACGTGTAAAAACACTCTCGATGTCATACACCAATCTCGAAACATCATTTATTAAATATGCCGGTGAAGCTGACCGCACTTATGGAATCACACAAAAACTTGGCGAGAGTGTAGATTTTGTTTCGAAAAATCTTGATCAATTAATCACTGCAGCAGTTGTTTTAACTGGTGCCTTAGCCGTTGGTAGAATCAGCCAGTACAGTGCAGAGTTAGCAAAATCAGGCATTATCAGCGCAAAAAATGCTTTAGCCCATACAGCGGAAGCAAAAAGCATTTATGAAAGAGCGACAGCAATGCGAGTTGCCGCACAACTTGAAATGTCTAGCTTGACCGCGAAATTACAGCTTGCTCAATCTGAACAAACTCGATTTGCATTGCGTGAAAGAATGAAAGTGCAATCTGCTCAAATTATTGCACTTGCAGAAGCGGAAGCTACAGCAAAACGAAACCTTGCTACAGCAACTAATCTTGCAACTATGGCGGCAAAAGGTTTGCAAAGTGTAATGGCTTTACTTGGTGGCCCAGCTGGTGTTATCGGTATTGCGGCTACATCATTGTTATTTTTCAGTTCACAAGCGGCAGAAGCTAGACAATGGGCATTAGATACATCTGTTGCTAACCAAGCTTTAGCCGAATCTTATGATCAAATCACCGAAGCGGCATTATCTCTTAAAATTACAAAACAGCTTGAGGATATAGAAAAATATTACGCTGAGATTGAAAAATTAAAAGCGGGAATAGCAACAAAACAGGTCGGTGCAGATTTTGACGGTATTAGCGTTGGTGGAAATGCAAATGATGCCGAAATCGAAAGTTTAAAAAACAAAATTCAAGTAATTAAAGAAAATGCCGATATTGCAAGACAGTCACTTGAAAAAATGCTTTCGCCACTTGGCGAGAAGATGCTTCGAGCAGGTAAAAATGTTGATGAAGTGCGGCAGAAATTCAAGTTGCTTGGTGTATCAGCTGAAACTGCAGATAACATTATAGCTAACTTACCGAAAAGCTTTAATGACACAGCTAATAGTGCAAATAAAGCCGCAGACAAAACGTTAGATTTGAATGATGCAATGGAAAAGCTGAAAGAGAAATCTACGTCTCTTGCTCAAAGGCTTGAAGTCGCAAAACTCAAACAGCAAGGTCAGGCCAAATCCGCTTACGTGTTGGCTGGTCTTTATGAATTGCTTGGAAAGGAAGGTGCTGAATACAACGAAGTATTGATTGGTATTGCTACAGGCACAATTACTGCAGCTAATGCGGCAGATAAAGCTGTTGGGTTATCACTTGAAACGCTAAACAAGATTTTAGCCGGTAAAGCAACATTGGAAAAAATGTTTTCCGATGAAACCAAAGTGACAACAATTGAAACTCAAATCAAAGAAAGCAACAAAAAATCAGGTGGTCGGAAATCATCAGGTGAAAATGCTCGAGATAGTTGGTTAAGTTTCTATGATGAAATTCGTAAGAAAAGTAGTTCTAGTCTTGCTGAAATTGACTTGGAACAAACAAGAATGTTTCAACGCTTGGAAGAGCACAACAAAAAAGGTGTTGTATCTCATCAAGAATATGAAACAGCAAAAACAGCTATCACTGAGCGGTTTGCTCGTCAACGGTTAGAGCTTGCAGGGAAGTATGCGCCTGAGAAATTATTGCGTGCGAACTTAAATGATGAGTTAGCGGTAGTTGAAGAGCTTAAAAAAGCAGGACAGCTTACAGGTGGTGAAGCTAATACTGCTGAATTGCAATTGAAGTTTGATTATGCTCAAAACAGATCTCAAAGTGCAGTCAATCCATTAGATCAATTACGCGCACTTTATGATCCGCAACAAGAGCTAATTAATCAACAAACGCAAGAGCTTGCTCAGCTCCAAGCATTTAACGATCAAAAGTTAATCACAGAAGAAGAATTCCAACAACGCAAACAGCAAATCATTGAAAAATACAAAAACAACAAGATCCAAAAGGAAATGGAATCGTATGCTACAGGGCTCAATGATTTGGGGGGCGCTTTTGGCACTCTTGCATCTATGGTTGAACAGTCTGCAGGAAAACAATCTGCCGCTTATAAAGCAATGTTCGCTATCTCTAAAGCATTTGCGATTGCTGAAGCAACTGTAAAATTATCACAGGCAGTAATGCAAGCTATGGCTGATGACACCGCATTTACCCCTGCTCAAAAATTTGCAAATATGGCAGCGGTTGCAGCGGCTGGTGCTAATGTTATCTCTCAAATCACTAGCGTAGGTTTTGCTAAGGGTGGCCATGTTGTCGGAGAAGGTACTGGAACAAGTGATTCTATCTTGGCTCGATTATCTAACAATGAATTTGTTATGACATCCCGTACGGTTGATCACTATGGTGTTGGATTTATGAACGCCTTAAACCAACGCAGATTCCCTAAATTTGCAAATGGCGGTCATGTTGGTGGCAAATCTGATAGTTATGACGGATTGTTTAGCGGTGGTGGAGCATCAACTAATAACGAAGTATCAATAACAATAAATATTGATAAAAACGGAAATGAAAGTGTTACTGCTGAGCAAAAAGCCGAACAAGGCAAAGAGCTTGCACTAGCAATCCAAGCAAATGTACTTGAAGTGTTAAGAAAACAACGTCGTCCAGGTGGAATGCTTGGATAAGGAGATGATATGGCTTTAAAAACATTGCCTTGGTGCCCGCAGCCTGGTTATACGGTTGAAGAAGAGCCAAAGCGGAAAGTGCTTAATTTTGGAAATGGCTATCAGCAACGAATGGAAGATGGAATTAATGCTCTTTTGAGAAAATATTCCGTCACCTATAAGGTGAAAAATAGCCAATCAGCAGAATTTCGTCAATTTATGAAAGAGCACGGTGGAGTCCGTGCTTTTTATTTTAAAGACGTCGCACTAAATGGGGAATTAGTTAAAGTTGTTTGTGTTAAGTTCCCTCGCCAAATTGGATTGACTCACACAACCTTTAATTGTGAATTCGAAGAGGTAGTGTAAATGCCTAAAAATTTACCTAAGAAAATGACCGCACTTTTGCCTGAATTAGAGCAAGGTGCGCTTATTGAATTGTGGGATATTGATTTACGTCATATTACCCCGACTAATGGTTCTAATACTGCAGGTGAATTATACCGATTCCACAATGGTTTAAACCAAGGGCGAACCAATATCTGGTGGCAGGGGAATGAGTATCAAGCCTATCCAATTAAAGCAGATGGATTTGAAATTAGTGGGCAAGGCCCAAGTTCTCGCCCAACATTAACAGTATCTAACCTATATGGAATCATTACTGGTATTGCGGTTAATTTAGGACAAGGCGTTGGCGGTAAAGTTACTCGTAGATTGGTTTATGCGCAGTTTCTTGATGCTCGCAACTTTGAAGGTGGCAAAAACGCTCAAGCAGATCCTACACAAGAAGCAGTGAGTTATTACATCATTGAGCAATTAAAAAGCCTTGATGATAAACAAGCTACTTTTGAACTGGCATCACCTGCAGAAACGGATAATGCAAAAATCCCGCTATTAATGATTACATCTGATGTTTGTATTTGGCAATATCGTTCGCCACAATGCGGTTATACAGGTGGACCAGTTGCAGATGAATTTGATAAACCAACGAACGACCGTAATAAAGATAAATGCTCGCATTGTATCCGTGGTTGTAAATTGAGATTTGGCGAGAATGCGGTGTTACCGTTTGGCGGTTTCCCAAGCACGACTCAGTATGGGAATTGATCATGATTATTCCGGATAAGTTAAAAAAAGAAATACTGTTACACGCTAAAAGTACAGAGCCACAAGAATGTTGTGGCTTTGTTGTATTTAAAGACGGTTTCTCTTATATCCCTTGCGAAAATATCTCACACGATCCTGTTAATTTTTTTGAAATATCGACAGATGATTTTCTTCTTGCTGAAGAACGTGGTGTCATTGTAGCGCTGGTGCATTCTCACCCTGATTCTGCTTTTGAAAAAGGATTGCCATATTTATCCATTGCTGACAGAGAATGTCAGGTTAGAACACAGTTAGATTTTTGGCTTGTGGTGGATGACGACATTAAACAGTTCCGTTCTATTTCACCGCTGATTGGTCGTCAATTTGAAAACAATAAACAAGATTGCCGAAATATCATTCTTGATTGTTATATGTTAGCCGGTATTGAATTGCCCGATCAATCCACTTACGAATTTGAATGGTTTGAGCACTCCAATTTATATGAAGAAGGCTTGGCTCGTTGTGGATTTGAAAAAATTCCTTTTGATGAAGAACCGCAGCTTGGCGATGTGATTTTAATTAAAGTAGGTGCAAGTTTCGCTAATCACGCAGGAGTGTATCTAGGTGATCAGATGATGATTCATCATAGTGAAAGTCGTCTCTCTGCACGTGTACCTTATGATGGTTTTTGGCTTAATTCAACGCATTCAATTTGGAGACATTCAGAATGGCAAAAATTACATTTTATGGCGATCTTAAACGATTTGGCCGTGAGCCGATTGAACTTGAAGTAAGTAATTTCAGAGAGTTGATGAGTGGACTGTTATCTCAAATTAGTGGCTTACGTGAACATTTGAGAAATGGCTATTATAAAGTTCGTATTGGCAGTAAATATCTATCCGAAGAACAATTAAAAACAACGCCTATTATCTCATTGAAAAATGATTGTACGGTGCATTTTACGCCAGTGATTCTTGGCTCTGGTAAAAATGGTGCGGGAATATTTCAAATTGTTGCCGGCATTGTAATTATTGCAGCGAGTATTATTAGTTACCAATATTATGGTGTCGGATATGGTACTGCATTAATGTTTGGTATGTCTGGTGCAGCCATGGCATTAGGTGGCGCAATAACATTGCTTTCTAGACCGCCAGATATGAATACTAAAATTGATGAAGGTGAAAAGAAACAAAGTACATCATTTAGCAATCTTCGTAATTTAACTCCACAAGGGAGACCTATTCCGTTATTGTACGGCAAGATGATGACCAGTCTTGTACTGGTGTCTCAAGGAATTGAAACATTTGACGATGTTTAGGTAGTAAATCAGTATATCACTAATAAATTTAACCGCTTATAGGCACTGCTTATAGGCGGTTTTCTTTCAAAGAGGTACTTATGGGCGGTAAAAGCCAAGGTTCAGCGCGCACACCACATGAAGCACCTGATAGCCTTCGTTCTTCGCAACGATTACGTGCTATTGGTTTAATCTCTCTTGGTCCAATCAAAGGTCCAGCCAATAAATGGAAATCGACTTACTTTGACAATACGCCAATCCAAAATGCAAACGGTGTTGATGATAATGATGAGTCAAGTTTCAATTTCAAAAACACAGAGATAGCATATACACTCGGCACACAGGACCAAATGCCACTACAGGGCTTTGAAATGTCAGAGCGTGAAGTATCAGTTGGTGCTGAAATTAAAAATGTTACCCCTGTAACAAGAACTGTCATTGATCCTGATGTGACACGTCTCAGAATTACATGTGGTGTAAGTGCGTTATTTTCTCAAAATGAGAATGGCGACACTGAGGGAACATCAGTCTCACTTGAAATCTTAATCAACGGGCAAAGCCGCGCAGTAAAAAATATTAGTGGTAAATCATCATCTCGTTTTTATCGCAGTTATATCATTGATAATTTACCGCCTAAACCATTTACCATTACAGTCAAAAGATTAACGGCCGATAGTAAATCACAGCGGTTACAGAATGGCACTCACTGGGTCAGCTATACAGAAATCATTGATACCAAACTGTCATACCCAAACATGGCACTAATTGGTATTAAAACGGATTCGCGCTATAACCCAAATTTCCCTAATGTGAATCTATTGCTTTATGGCAGATTGGTGAAAGTGCCAAGTACATATAATCCTGAAACAAGAACGTATGCACCGGGTATTTGGCGCGGTGACTGGAAAGAAGAGTGGACGGATAACCCAGCATGGATTTTTTACGACTTAGTCACTAATTCATTGGCTGGACTAGGTAAACGAATTGGAGAATACGGATTAGATAAGTTTCAGCTGTATCAAATCGCAAAATATTGTGATGAATTAGTCGATGATGGATATGGTGGCAAAGAACCACGAATGGTATCGAATCTATGGATTACAGAACAGCGTGATGCCTATAACGTGCTATCAGACATGGCATCTGTTTTCCGCTCTATTGCAGTGTGGAATGGAACGCAGTTTTCAGCTATCCAAGACAGAACATCAGATCCAGTTTGTTTATATACTCAATCAAATGTAGTTGATGGTAAATTCTCTCGCCAATTCGCAGCAGGAAAGACAATTTTCACTGCAGTGGAAGTTGAATATGCCGATGAACGTAACTTCTATCAAAAGGCGATTGAGTACGTTGCAGATGATTTAATGATTGCTCGCTATGGCTATAACGTTAAGAAAATTACAGCTTACGGCTGTACAAGTCGTGGGCAAGCTCACCGATACGGCAAATGGGTATTAGAAACATCTCGTCTTGAACAATGTACTATTACCTTTGTAGTAGGCCGCCAAGGATTATTGCATTTGCCAGGTGACATCATTGAAATTGCTGATAATGATTTTGCGGGTAAAACACTTGGTGGACGCGTTGTAGCGATAAACGGAAAGACAGTAACGCTTGATCAACCTGTAGAAATTACTGGTAATAGCTATTTAAGTTATCTCAATGATGAAATGCAGTTGGTGAAAATCAAAATCATCAATGTAGATAATACAAATAAATCAGTTGTTACATTAGAAACCAATCCTGTTGGTTTAAACGTAATGGATGATTGGGTATTAAAAACACCGCAAGTATCTACTCAGCTTTACCGTGCTCTCGGCATTACTGAAAACGATGATGGAAGTTATACCATAACCGCACTGCAGCATGAACCGCAAAAAGAAGCGATTGTTGATGGTAGTGCAAGTTTTGTGCCTGTTGTTACAACAATGCACAATGGACTAACAAAAGTAACTAATGCTGATGTGGTTTATAGCGCTGACGGTATAAAACTAACTTGGTCAGTACCCACAACAGATACTTTATTAACCTATGAAGTGCGGTTATATCGCAACGGAAAGGTTTTTAAAACATATCTAAACTTAAAAAATCCAGAAATATCATTTGAAGGATTGCCTGATGGTAGTTATACCGCAGAAATCAGAGCTAAAAACCAAAGCGGCCAATTGTCAGATCCTGTAACACGCTCATTTGAGATTAATCTAAATATTCCGAGATTCGTAACTAAATCCTTGTTGTTTGCTATTGAGCTTGATTGGGATTTACCTAAGACATTTACACCTGGGTTTAGCACTGAGATTTGGCGTAGCAATACAAATGACATAAGCACTGCAGTGAAAGTGGCAACCTTGCCATATCCTCAAAGTAACTATGTTATCAATGGTGTGCCTTTATCGACAGGCTATTACTTTTATTTACGAGGAGTAGATAAACAAGGTAACAAAGGTGAATTTACCGAAGCAGTATTTGGTGAAGCAGATCATAATCCTGATAACTTGTTAAATGCGCTGGAAGGTAAAATCACCAAGTCACAACTTGGTCAAGAGCTTATTAACTCCATTAAAGCCGATATTAATAATGCTGTTGGCGAAGAAGCTAAAACAAGACAAACCGCTGTCTCAGGTGCATTAGCTCAAATAGCTGCACAAGCTCAATCATCAGGAACCGCAATTAAAAATCTTGAAAAAGCAGACCAAGCACAAGCTGAAACAATTAAAACTGTGACAGCTAAGGCGGACTCAGCTTTATCGGGCATTACTGAAGTAAGACAAGCTCAAGCGCAAAGTGATAAAGCGAATGCACAACAAATTAACGCATTAACCGCTAAAGTTGGCAAAGCAGAATCAACAGTATCACAGGTGAGTAGTGCTGTAGCAGGACTTAATGGCAAAGTTAGCTCGATGCACACAATTAAAACACAAGCTATTGCTGGTGGACGGACTGCTGTTGCAGGTATCGCACTTGGTGCAAATCAAGAAGAAAGCTCGGTCATTGTTATGGCTGATAAATTCGGAATTGTGGCAAATGCGAATGACGGTAATGTCAAACCTGTATTTAGTGTAGCTGATGGTCAAGTAGGTATTCGTGGTGATTTGGTCGTAGCTGGGTCGGTGACGAGAGATAAGTTGTCAGCGGGTAGCGGTGGAAATCTCTTATATAATCCTATATTTGCAAATGTGGGAGATGATGGATTGCCACACGGCTGTAGTTGGTGGGGCAATTCTACCGCTCTTAATCTTAGAGCAAGCTCAAAACAAGCTGATGATGCTTGGGGATTAACATATTATCTACCAAATGAAAATCAGCTTCTTTTTAGTATAGATGGCGATTCATCAGCATCAGCTACAGTTGCAATGAAATCCGTACCATGTCTAGCTGGTAAATGGTATATCTTATCTGCATATATTGGCATACATCGTGGGATGGCGAAATTAACTGCAAGATGTCATTTTAAAAATGGCGGATACAAGGATTTTACTTCCGATAATATTACAGGTTACTCGTTCAATGGTGGGCTTGGCGGCTATACAAAACGGGCATTTGTGAAATTTAAAGCGCCAAGTGACACAGAACGGATTACGCCAATCTTTTGGATTATAGCGACGAGTAATGAATCAAATAAGCATCTACGAGTCGCCCGCCCAATGCTTGAAGAGTGCACAGAATACACAACTGAACCAAGTCCATGGCAAAACGCAGGTGTAACCGAAGTACACGGTGGCAGTATCATTGCAAACACAATCCGCGGTGATCATATCCAAGCTAACCAAGAAATTAGGGCGCCACGAATAACTGGTGGAGTCATTACTGGCAACACTATAAATGGTACTACAATTAAAGGTAGTGATATTTCAGGTACAAATATCAGTGGCGGCACAGTTACAGGAGCTACTGTCAAAGGTGGCAGAATTGAAGGTGGAGTAATTAGTGGCTCAACTATTCTTGGGGATATTGTGAAGGCAGTTATTCTAACTAAAAATGGGAATAACTTTGAAGGTACTGTGCCAGCAAGCGAAGTATCATCTAGAACAGTTGTCATTCCATCATTCAGTTTTAAAGCCGGAGCAACAGAAACCAGTACGATTGCTATTTACATTGACGGAGTTAAAGTATCTGAAGCAAGCATTTCAGGTACTCATAAACAAATAACTGCACGAGGAACAACACCATCAACAACCGTACGTGGATCGGTAAACGTATCTGTTTCAGGTACAGCGTCAGGTAGTGTATCAGGTCGTGTATCTGGAATGGTTAGTGGTAATGTGGGCGGAATGGCGAATGGCCACTATATTTCAGGTTCAGTGAACGGTAATGCTTCGGGTGATGTTAGTGGTACTGCTAGTGGTACAGTTAGTGGCAGTGCTAGTGGGGAAGCTAGCGGAACTATTCCACCTAGTGTTATCTCAACCTCATTTTGGCTAGATATTCCTGCGTTTGGAAGCATTTCAGGTTATAAAAAGATCACAGGTAAAAGTGTTGTGATTAAAATAACTGCAAATAATGCAACAGCACTACAAGGACAAGATTCTTTGATTGCCTTAGTCGCTTAACTTAATAGCTCAAGCAGAAATACTTGGGCTTTTTTATTATCAATACAAAAAAGGAAAACATTATGAAATTTATCGAAAAACAAACTGAATGTCTACGTACTGGTGCAGTATCAAATCATCACGTAGTAACAGGCTTGCAAGTGGATTATGTGAATAACAGCACATTTATCACAATGGCTTCGTATGTGTCTAAACAGAAAAAAGAAGAAGGTAAAGAATCATTATCGGTCAATACCTTCACAATTTCGGCTGTGCCATCGTGGGATCAAATCCCGTATGAATGGGCGTTATCTGAATTAGTCAAAGCACAACCTGAAGACTTTGTACCGGAAACATATAGTGGTTATGTAAATCCATATATGTTTGCTGGTGGCAAGGTAAAAGAGTAGTCTCAATCAAGAAACATAACCGCACTTTGAGCAATCATCGTGCGGTTTTTATTACAGGATTAAAAAATGGAAAATCTTGAAATCCCTATTATCGATTTTGCTATTTATCGTGGAGATGACCGCACAGTACCGTTTGACATTTTTACGGTTGATGGCGATACAGAAACACCATTCAGTTTAATAAACCGGCAAATTGATTTGTGGGCCGCACCAGAGAGAGGCGTCGCTCTTAAATTAAGTACGAGTGATAACTCAATCACAGTACAAGATAACACGTTGTTGTGCCATTTTTCTCATGAATTGACAAAGGATATCAAGTGGGAAAGTGCGGTATATGATTGTCAAATCATCATTGACGGCAAATACAAAACTATGTTTAGAGGAGAATTAACCGTAGTACTTGACGTTACTAAAGAGGAAGAAAAATGAGTAAACCTTTTAAAGTAGTATTAAAAAATGACATAACTCGATTTAAAGTACGAATTAGTGAAAAATTGATTGGTAGTTTAAATCAGCCTACCCCTAAATTTCCAACCCTTGAAGAATTAAAAACTTTTTACAACATAGGAGCTTTATAATGGCACGAGCTGATTTTAATCAAACTCTAACTGAATTTGCTGAATTTGTGGGATTAAAAGATAAAGAAATCATTAAAATGATTGGTGTATTATCATTATTAACTACCACAGAAAAAGGTTCGATTGTAGGTGCGATCAACGAATTGAGCAATCTATCACAGCTTTATCAAGTAGTAGTGCAGGTATCAACGATAGTGAAACAGGAGATAGTTCTACACTCTCCGCTAAGAAAATAATTGAGCTTTTAACACAGGCAAAAGCTGATGTTAAGAATGAGCTTTTAGGTGGGCAGGTTGAAGCGAGCATTGACACTATCAAAGAATTAGGCGATATGCTCAAAAATATGCAAACCGGTGAGGATGGCTTGAATAAATTAATTCAAAAAGTTACTCAAACAAACCAATCACTAGCACTTCTTGTTGGTAAATTTACAGTGTTAGATGGAATTAACCTTAAAGAAGCCTACAATCGAGGTTACAATCAATAATGGCGTTAGATACAAAATTAACGGAATTTGCTCAATTTGTAGGTAGTGAGATTAACCGAGTTGAGAAAAAAATTCCTGATAGTACACAATCCAGTAATTCGATGATAATTACTGGAACTGGACGACCTGACAAACCTGATACAACAGACGGAAAGATAACAGGTAGAGAGCCAAACGGGACTTTTTACAACTCAACAGACGGAGCTAGAGTAGGTGCATATCTGTGGCAGAAACAAAACAATAAATGGATTGTTATATCGGGCGACACTGGCTCTAGACGAATGAGTACGGCTGTTAATATTAAAGAGGGCGGTATCTATCTAAGACGAGTAAATAATACAGTTGAATGTTCTTTCAGTAAAGGACGTTGGGACACTATCTCTTTTTACGGGAGTAGCAACCCTAAATTTATGCGAAAAAACCACGCTAAACGAATGGACATTTTGCCCCCGCCAAAAATTCCAATCGGCTTCCGCACCGGTATCCCTGTTATGCTCCCGTTCTATAGCGATGACGGTGATGAGATCGCAACTGTGTATGTTGCTAGTATAGGTGATAGAGCGTATATCGAGTTAAGATTTAGGGATAAAGTACCAATCGCCGACCTTGATTATATGCGTATGCCTGTTATCAGCTGGATAACAGACGATCCGTTCCCTGATACTCTACCTTAA